GAACTAAAAGAAAAGAAAGATAGAGTAGAAGATGCTATCTACGCTGTGCAAGCGGCTTTGAAAGAAGGTATTGTACCAGGTGGCGGCACTGCGCTGCTACAGGCTTCTCAAACTATTAAAAGCAAAGGCTTAGGCTATGACATTCTACTAAGTGCTATACGTGCACCGTTTAACGTTATACTGGAAAACGCGGGAATTAAGTTCTCCGATAGTATAACAACAAAACACCACGGTATTGATGCTTCCACGGGTGAACGCGTTAATATGATTAAGAAGGGTATTATTGACCCAGTGTTAGTTACTAAGACAGCTTTAAAAAATGCGGTAAGTGTTGCTACTACGATTACGTCTGCAGATTGTATAATCTCTAATATGCGTATTGATGCAAGCAATTAATCACTATATAGTAATACGTAAGATTAAAGAGGCACCAGTGAAAGTTGGCGGCCTCGAACTTACGGAAGACCAGAACAAAGACGTGCGCTATTTAAAAGCTGAAATCGTTAGTGTTGGTGACAAAGTTACAATGCTAGAGCCTGGTAATATTATCAGGTACGATAAGCACGCTGGCCACGGTATCGAATGGAACGAAGATTTGTTCCACGTTATTAACCTTGGAGATGTTGTCATTGTAGAATGAAAATAGAACCAGGGGATTTACGCGATATGAATTTGTTTAAGTATTACAGGCTCGTTAGAAAATGGGCTTGTAAGACTTACGGTATAACAGATGCAGACTTAGAACTGCTCATCTATTTAGATTGTAAAGACAGGTTTACGCGTAATGATTTTATTAACGGCACATACACCTACCCTTGGGATAAAAAGCGGTGGGAGCGGTTACGTCAGAACGATTGGATCGAAGTATGGCGCTATAGAAATAAAACAACGATTAAATACAGTGTTTTTAAAGTGTCACAAAAGACGCGGAGATTAATAACGCGCATGTACAATATAATGTTAGGCTACGAGGATATGCCTATAGGACCTTCAAGTAAGTTTTATAAAAACAAATCGTATACAGATAAAGTCTACAACAAGGCTATTGATGATATGATTAAAGATAAAGAACGATGATGTACTCTAAACCTATTACGCAAAGAGCTAAATGTAATCACAGCTCAATGGCTCCAACACAAGAAGTAACTATTGATGCTGGTGGCAAAATGCCTGGTAACTTTAAAGCTTCACCAATGAAAAAGCATAGCGGCTGTGGCTGCGGTAAGTAATGTTTAAACTTAAGAACAAAGAGATGCTGTTTGGCATCAATAAAGAAGCGTCAGAACACGGAACACCTGTGTTTGAAAAGCAGTTAGGCGATAATATACAAGCCGAAGCCAACCGCGATGGAACTATATTTGTTCAAAAGGGTTTGTCGCAAGACAAGATTAACAGTGCTGTAGAACACGAGAAGGTACACCTTGACCAAATGGCTCAGGGTAAACTTGGTTATACCGCGGACACGGTAACGTGGAAGAAGGATACTCGTTCACCAGCTAGAGTATATACAAGGCAGACAATGCCTGAAGGCGCTCACGGGTTGCCGTGGGAAGCAGAAGCATATCGGAAAACTAAAAAATAACGGGGTTTACATCGGGCGTGTAGGAAAAGGAATCGCTACCTTATTTTATTGCCCGTCCCCATTTTCATTACATTATGGCATACGTACAAGAATCTTCACCTTTTAAGAAGCTGAAGAAAACAACAAAAGGTAAAGGCCGTCACTTCCTAAGCGCTAAAGAAGGTGCTGGAATGACAGAGGCAGGCCGTAAGGCTTACAAAAGAGAAACAGGCGGTAACCTTAAAGCTCCGCAGCCCGGAGGTGGTAAGCGTCGTACATCATACTGTGCTCGTTCGAAGGGCCAGATGAATATGCACAATATTAACTGTTCGAAAACACCGGACAAGCGTATTTGTGCGGCACGCCGTAGATGGAATTGCTAATAAGAAATAAATATATATAATGGGACAATACAATCAACAACCAGATTTNGCTACTNTAGCGACTACCGTAACTAAAAGTGACACAACGTTTTTAGACGGCGNTGCGCTTTACGTAGGNACAGGTGGTGATGTGCACGTGATTATGAAGAACGTGGAAAACACGGGCAGTAAAGTAATTATTTTTAAGAACGTACCCGCAGGCTCGTTTTTACCAGCTATTGTAGACTACGTTAGAGCAGCGACAACAGCAGCGGATATTGTAGCAGTTAAGTAGCATGAGCATCGGTTTAGGTACATATGTAGACTGGAACGGCGCTTCTAACCTAGGCGCTCCGTTTACATTAACTCCCCCTGTAATTAGCGGTACCACAAGCGTTGGTAATAACTTGTCATCAACCAATGGCACTTATTCTTCAGGGGCTACGATTACGCACACCTACCAGTGGTTAAGAAATTCTGTAGCAATATCAGGTGCAACAGCAAATACTTATACNCTAGTGTCGGATGACGTAGGTAAAACAATAGTTTGTATTGTCACNGCTACTAATTCTTATGGAGCAATAAACGTAACCTCAAATAGCTTAGGCCCTATTGCTGCATAACCAACTTGTAATGAGTGAATAANACGTAATAATAACCATAACAATAATTCAATTATATTAAACCAAAAAAAATGAAAAAAGTGGANNACGCAAAAGTAGAAAAGATCACAGCTGAAGAACTTGAAAAGCTTCAAGGCTTCGTGCAAGGAATGAACCAAGCCCAATTGAACATTGGTGGATTAGAAGCACAAAAAATGGAACTGCTAAACCAAGTAGCCCAAATTAAAGAAATGCTAAATGAATTCCAAGCTGATTTAGAAAAATCTTACGGCAAAGTAAGCGTTAGCTTAGTTGACGGAACTATTTCTGAAGATGCAGATAATAAGGAAGATTAGTGTAGGAAAAGACTATAAGAATGACGCCATGCACTATTCTGTTGGACAGGAAGTGTATGGTGGTCATACTATAGTTAATATTATAGAAGAGGAAGCAAAGTACTCTATCTATATTCAAAAAGCTGATAATGTAATGCCGTGGAAAGACTTCAACAAGAACATGGCAGTATCCGTAGAATACGATCTTAATTGGTAATGCAAAGCATATTTAACTTTATCGTGGCACCAAAGCACGGTAGGTCTACATCGAAGAAAGATATAGGTGGTAAAGAGTTACTATTAAATACAGAGGTGCAAAACCACCATTATACTAGCAGACTAGGTGTTGTAACAAATACGCCTTTAGCGGTTGATTCAGAAATAAAAATTGGTGACGAAGTAATCGTTCACCATAACGTATTTAGACGCTTTCGCGACATTAGGGGTAAAGAAAAGAACTCTAAGGCATATTACAAAGAAGATGCGTTTTTTGTGCAACCAGATCAGATTTACGCTTACAAAAGAAACACGGGGTGGCAAGCATTAGATGGTTACTGTTTCGTTAAACCTATAGTAGCAAAAGAAACGTTTGATATGCATAACGAGCAGCCTTTGATAGGTATTGTGAAATATGCTAGCGAAGAATTTGAAATAGGTGCGCTTGTAGGGTTTAAACCCGGTATGGAATACGAATTTAATATAGAGGGTGAACGATTGTATCGTATACCCGCCAATCAAATTACAATCGAATATGAGTATCAAGGAGACGAAAAAGAGTATAATCCTAGCTGGTCACAAAGCTGTTGATGAACTCATTAAAGTCGCGCAAGAGAAAATCATCACTAATACAGAAGATGACGTATCTACAGACCGATTAAAAAACGCTGCTGCTACTAAGAAGCTAGCGATATTCGACGCGTTTGAAATATTAAATCGCATACAGGAAGAAGAGCGCATACTGGAAAACAAACCAGCGGAAGAAAAGAAAGAAGCTTTTAAAGGTTTTGCTGAAAGACGCTCTAAGTAATGTACGAGCAAAGTCTAGTTAAAACTGTAGAGCCTATAAAGCTTACCACGATACATCGTTACAATAAGAGTAATAAGTGGAAATACGGTTATAATAAAGAGCACGACCTTATTGTGTTAAGCAAAACAGGTCAGATAGGCGAGATTATTGAAATACAAAATCTCGTTATAGCTTTACCACCAGAGCCTAAAAACCTAAAGAAAGGTTTAAACAAGTGGGCTGTTCAGGAATACCCTAAGGAGCTTAAGAATATAAAAAGTATATTTGATTGGCAAACATATCCAGATGAATTTAAGAACAAGTGGGAGGGCTATATTGATGAAGAATTCAACCGCCGTGATAACGGTTATTGGTTTTATAATAAAGGCAAGCGTACTTATATCACTGGCACTCACTACATGTACCTGCAGTGGAGTAAGATCGACGTTGGCAATCCCGACTACAGAGAAGCTAACAGACTCTTCTTTATATTTTGGGAAGCCTGCAAGATTGACACCAGATGTTATGGAATGTGCTACCTTAAGAACAGACGGAGTGGATTCTCATTTATGGCATCAGGTGAAGCTGTCAACCAAGCAACTATCTCAAGTGACGCAAGATTCGGTATCTTATCAAAGTCTGGTAGNGATGCCAAAAAAATGTTTACCGACAAAGTTGTACCTATTTCCCTTAACTACCCGTTTTTCTTCAANCCNATACAAGATGGTATGGATAGACCGAAGACTGAACTGGCATATAGGGTTCCTGCTTCTAAGCTAACGCGTAAGTCAATACAATCACAAGAAGAGAGAATACAGCTCGA